TTGCAAGAGGTTAACTTTAAAAACTCTCACAGGTTAAGAATTAAAACACATGACAACATAGCCGCTTTTCCTCTAAACTATAAGTTTTCAAGTATAACTACTAAACAGTTAAAATGTATGCTGCACTTTTTAGAAAACAAAGGCGGTTACAGGAGGTTTGAGCATCAGATACCTTCTATTTATAATAGGCCAAAGGTTTATTTCTGCCCAGAATGGTCTCACACCTTCAAGTATCACAACTCTCACGACCTAGACGTTATTCTTAATGAAGACCCTCTTGGAATAATCCCGACAGGAACATAAAATGGTTAATAATCTAACAACTGACAACAGAATATTAAACAGCAACAGTATAGCTGTATTTGTTAATGATACTAGTCAAGGTTTTTCTACATCAAATCTTGATTGCAAGTTATACATGACGGTCCAAGATTTTAACTATTCTATACAACTACCAAGGCAAAATTTAAAGCAGGTGGGTAGCCAAAATTTATCCTTTAAAGGTTTTAATTTTCAGCCAGATGTTGAATTATCGTTTAAATATATACCTGAAGTTTTAGGTCAAAATGAAACAAATGGTCATTTTGTTAAAAGGCTTGGTTCAGCTTCTGATGGTGGTTTTTTAAATTTTTTCTCTGAGACTTTAGAGAGGAATAGTAATTTTTATATAATGATAGATAGGTCGGGCGCTGGTCAAGGACATGATATTTTTGACAAAATGTCTTTTGATGAAGAGACTATGAATCTTTCTGGACTAGAATGTATAGCTTTTGGTAATTGTTTCCCTACGGCATACGGACTAAATTATTCGGTTGGATCTATGCCAGTTGTTTCTACTAATTATATATGTTCTAATGTAGTAACAGAAAGGATAACTGGGACATTCATGGATCTACCGTCAATAAACTTAGAAAACGGCAACAATAATAATGTTGGTAAATGTTTATTTGAAATAGGCAAAGACACAGTAGCAAGCCCCACAGATCCTTTAATAGTAAATCCAGTTGGGTCTGATAGTTCTGTAATTTTAGAAAACTTAGAAGTTGGTGGACAAAATTTAAGTGGTGTCCACTACATTCAGTCTTTAGATATGTCAGTAGATTTACCTAGAGCCTCCCTATATGGGTTGGGAAACGATTTTTCTTATAGTAGAAAAGCTCAACTACCAGCAAATGGAAGGTTTAGTGTTTCATCCTTAGTTTCGGGATTAGATAGCGGTGTCATGACTGGTGTGTTAACCAATGATAACGATTATAACTTTGAAATAAAGTTCCAAGCATTAAATCAAGACAAAAATTTAACATACAAAGTAGAAGATGCTAAACTAGATAGCTACAACTATGGTATAGCTGTTAATAATTTTATGACTTTTAATGCAGAGTTTAGCTTCGAAGTCACAGAAGACAATGGCTTAAAATTTAGAGGGACTACATACTAGTCGTATTAAATTTTAACATTTTAATATTCAACGCTCACATCTTTGTTTTCGTATGTCTTCATTTCTTCGAAGTGTTTAGCTCCGTTTCTTTCCTTGGAGTAATTTTCGAAGTATTTTTTCTTAACAGGGTCAATGCCACCGTTTTGAGCTGCTCTCTTATCGCTTAACTCTTTACTGTAGTCAAACATGTCGCCCATTGTGCCTTTTTTGGATGCTGTGGTCTCAGCGAATTTTGCTCTATTGTTAGGATCTATATTTGTATCTATAGATGCATTTGGAGAAAGAAAAACCCTTCTCCAGTCTTGCTCGTCACCATTGACGCCACTGTAGCAATGTCTATCATTCATAGACTGTAGAACATCCCTGTGTTCTCCAGTTGATTCTCTTTTGTAAGTGTAAAGAGGCATATTTATTCGACCTCAATGTTTATGGACTCTGAAACCTCTTTCTTTGGTAGAGTTACAGTCAGAAGACCGTTTTCCATTTTAGACGTAATCGAGCCAATTGACACCAAGTTCTTCATTCTAATAGAAGACCTTTTTAGTTCAGAATCTTTTTTCGCTTCAATTCTGACTGTATCATCATTAACTGAAACCTTAACGTGTTCCTTGGAGAATCCAGCAAGCTCTAAGGTGGCTGTATAAACGTCTCCAGAATCTTTTACGCTAGCGCGTATTAAATTGCTGTCTCTTGGTTCAAAAAATTCTTCAAATAGTGTTTTTCTCATACTTCTATGTTAGCATATGTTGTTCCAGTCTTATTTTGCTTATATATGGGAGAAAATGCCATCAACGGTATTTGAGTAGGTCATTTTTTCTGCCAACTTTCGTCCCTCGGTGTTAATCTGTCCCGCTTTTGATTCCGCTTTCTCCATAGCGGCGATAACCTGCTCTTCTTCCCAATTATAGAAATGTCCTTGATTAAAAGATATACCTTTCTTAAAGAAGGCGTCATCATAACAATCAAACTTCCCACTTGATTCAACTAATATGCTGTTGTTATCAGTTGCCCAATCTTTGTGAGAGGTTTCATTAAGGACAATGCTCCACTTACCAAGGCAAGTAGCATTAAACGCTGGAAGATTCCATCCTTCACCGCCACTTAATCCAGTTAAGTCAATGTCAATTGCGTTTAAAAGCTCATTAACTTCAGAGTTTTTTTCCAATCGTGGTAAAAAGTTTACATTTGTATATCTTTTCCCCCCAAGAGTTTGTTCAAGAACTCTTTGCATCCCCTCTGGTTTGAAAAAGGGGTTGGTGACACAGCAGGTTAACTGGTATTTATTATTGTTACCGTATTTTTTTAACCAAGCTTGAATGATTCTGCCTGTGTGCTTGCGTTGCTCAAATTTACCCATCAAACCAAAATGGATAACGCCTTCCAAAGCCTTCCCTTCAATGATTTTAAAATCCTCATCAAAACCTAAAGGCACAGACTCTGCATCTGTGCATCCTTTTTGTCTAAACGAGTCTCTTGAGTATGTAGAGCTGAAAATTGTTTTGGTTTGGCACTTGGCTATGTTTACCTCAACAGTTGTTGGGTCACTGCACTCGTAAAAAGTATAAAGATATTGTCGAGGGTTTTTTCTCTCCTCTGCTCCATCTAGGTGCCAAAGCTTAAGAGAGGGGATGTCTTCTCCTAGATAATTATATCTATTATTAATTGAGTCTTCTATATACTTTTTAAGGCCGTCTTCAATTGTAAAAGCGGAAAGATTGACTCTCCCCCTAGTGGGGAAGAGTCCCAAGTCGATCTCTCTTTTGTAAAACTCCCTTATTAGATTCAGCGATACATTGCCAAAACTAAGGTCGTTTATTGGAGCGTCTAGTAAGAGCTTCATTACTAGAAAGGCACATCTTCAGTTGAGAAAGATTCCCCCTTGGACTCAGAGCCTTCCTCTTTTTTGCCGCCAGAGCTAATGAATTTGAACTCTTTGCCCCGAATAAAATACTTGCTGTATTTTTTCCCGTCTTTCTCCCAAGACGATTGGCAAAGTTCTCCTTGAAGAAGGATTTGACGACCCTTGCTAAGATATTCGTTAGCGATTTCTGCTTGTCTGTTCCAAAGCTCGGCATCAATGAAGCACTTGTTTTTGGAGTCCCCTTCAGAAATGCAGACTCTGATTTTGCAGACCTTGCTATTATCTCTTACGTCACGGAGTTCTGGGTCTGTTACCAGATGACATGCGGTTACGATTGTATTATACATAATTTTTGTTTAGTTCGTTTCTAACTTTCTTAATGAATTTGTTGTGGATATTTATACACCCTTGAATGCTCATGTCAAGCTTTTCAGCTACAACTCTCCACGGAACGAGCTTATTGTTGGTTGTATTATATCGTATGTCAATGATTTTTTTAACTCTTTCGTCTTTTTCTTCATTTAACATATTTTTAAAGAAATTAAAAGACTCTACTTTAATCAAGTGTTGGCAGCTATCTTCCTCAGATGCTGGGTCATTCTTAATGTCCTCAAAGCTTGTTTCCTTTCTTCTTTTTGCCTTACTTATGGCGTTAAGGCACTTCCATTTTGCTTCGTTAGCTAAGTATGTAGAAAATTTGCTTTTGCAATCTGGGTTGTAGTTTAAGGCTGCGATAAAAATCGTGTGATCCTTTTCCTTCATGATAGTGTCCCTATCTATCAATGAGTTTGGATTTTTAGTGAACTGATCGACCACATACACATAAATCCCAGAATGCCTCTCTATTAAAGAGGTTAAAGAATCTCCACCATCGCCGTTTTTTATTCTGTTTATAAGGGACAAGTCGCTTTCCATAAATCAAGTGTTTCCTCTGTTAAGAGGCTGTTAAGTATCTCATGAGACACGGATTTTAAAATATAATCTCTGTTTTCTTTTTTAAGGTCAGCTAATGAAAACTTAAGATTAACTGACTGTCTAAGTTTTTTATTCTCTTCTTCTTCGTATTTGTTGGCTGGATTCGCGTTTGGCCTACTTAGCATGACCGACACTCCGTTGTTGTTCTGAATCCAATCAAGTTCGTTTGTAAACCTTAAGTCAGATATAATGTTTACCTGATCTTCTTTGAGAGAGCTTTGCAGCTTCTTGACCCAAACATCTTCATCTCTACCTCTCATTATATCCGTTCCCCAGAAAACCAAGAAAGGTCTTATAATATCTTTTTCTTTTTTGTCTTCTGTAAAAGCGGATATACCCAACTCTCTTAATAGGAAATCATCAACTGATTGTCTTAAAGCGTTAGCAAAAGAAACTTTTTCAGCTTTTATGTTCAACTCCGCTAAAATACTGACGAGGTTGTTAGCTAAAGTATCTTTGCCAGATCTAGCATTCCCGCCGATACCTATAATTTTCTTTTCTAAGTCCATTATTTAAAAACTTCGTTTATTGACTTCATCATATCAGAAGACTGTTTGTGTTTTCCCATGTTTGACAAAACTAGAGGCGTATACACAAAAAATCTATTCTCTTCATTGTCGCACTCACTCACATCAATCAGATATGGGAGACTGGAAGGATTTTCTTTTTCTAGGAAGTTTGTAGCCGCCTCTACTGGGTCTGATGCTGAACCAGTGTAAGAATAGTTTCCGAAAGTTATTTTGAAATTTTTGGATTCTTCATCCATGAATTGATTATGGGCTATATTCCAACAAAGTCTAGTATTTTGTGAAAAAAAATCTTCATTATTTATATACTATTTTTAACAACCACGTTTACGCAATCAATAACTTAGAGTTCTTTTTTAGCGGTTACGCGATTGATTTTAATCAATTTCCCGAAAAGCAATCAGAACACGTTCTATTATAAGAATCTGTAAATTTTTGTCGAGAAAAAAATTCGAGAATTTTTGACTTGAGAGTGATCCAAGGGTGGGTATTGTGTAAGAATATACAGCGATGATTTTTGAAGAGCAAGTATCTAGGAAACCGGACCACTACCCTTGGGCAGAGGATTTTATTGAGGCAATGCATAACGGATTTTGGACGGACAAGGAGTTTAGCTTCTCCTCTGATTTGCAAGATTTTAAGGTGTCTCTGAATGAGCAGGAACGAGAAATAATAATCAGAACTCTTTCCGCTATCGGTCAAATAGAGGTGGCCGTAAAAAAGTTCTGGAGTAAACTGGGTGACAACCTGCCTCATCCAAGCTTAACCGATCTTGGATACGTCATGGCTAATATTGAAGTTATTCACAATAATGCCTATGAGCGTCTTTTGGAGGTTCTTGGCCTACAGGATGTTTTCGAGAAAAACCTTGAGTTAGACTTTATTGAGGGTAGGGTTAAGTATCTGCGTAAATATACACACAGGTTCTACAAGGACTCTAAAAAGCAGTATGTCTACGCTTTAATTCTTTTCACTCTTTTTGTGGAAAACGTGTCTTTGTTTTCTCAGTTCTACATTATTAACTGGTTTGCAAGAAACAAAAGCGTTCTTAAGGATACTGACCAACAAGTAAAATATACCCGCAACGAAGAAAACCTTCATGCCCTTGCAGGAATCAAGATAATCAACACGATCCGCGAGGAACACCCAGAGCTTTTCGATGAAGAGCTAGAGAACAGGATCATCCACGAAGCAGAGCAAGCTTACATCGCTGAAAGCAAGATTGTGGACTGGATGATTAATGGGATTCAAGAAAAAGGTCTTTCCGCTCCAGTTGTAAAGGAATTCATAAAAAACAGAATCAACGATTCCCTAGAAAAAATCGGCTTTTCGAAGTGTTTTGAGATTGATAATTCACTTCTGGAAGATACAATGTGGTTTGAAGAGGAACTATTGGGGAACAACGCGACAGATTTCTTTTATTCAAGACCTGTTGAGTATGCCAAAAACTCACAAACATTTGACGCGGAAGATTTATTTTAATGAAAAAATATTATTGGCTAAACGAGGACTCAAGAAAGTTTCTTGAGAGAGGTTATCTAAGAGAAGGAGAGACACCAGAGCAAAGGATAAGGGATATAGCTGAAAAAGCTGGAGGGTATCTCGGCTTAGATGGTTTTGCCGACAAATTCGAAGAATACATGGCCAAAGGCTACTATTCTTTGGCTAGTCCTATATGGGCAAACTTTGGTCGCGAGAGAGGTTTACCTATTTCTTGTAACGGCGTTTACGTTGCTGATGAAATGAACGCGATACTTGAAAAACAAGCTGAAGTGGGTATGCAAACAAAGCATGGTTCTGGCACTTCCGCATATTTTGGAGAACTAAGAGGTCGAGGCGCTTCAATTAAATCAGGAGGCGTTTCTTGCGGCTCGGTTCACTTCATGGAGCTTTACGATAAGGTTACCTCTGTGGTATCTCAAAGCAATGTAAGGCGTGGATCTTTTGCCGCCTACCTTCCAATTGATCATCCAGACATTTCAGAATTTTTGAGAATAAGAAGCGAGGGACATGCGATTCAAGACATGTCTTTTGGGATTACAATCACTGACGATTGGATGGAGTCAATGATTAATGGGGACAAGGAAAAGAGAAAAGTTTGGGCGCAAGTGATAAAGAAGCGTTTCGAGAGCGGATATCCTTATTTGTTTTTTCAAGATACGGCTAATAAATCAGCCCCGAAACACTACAAAGACAAAAACCTTAAAATATATGCCAGCAACCTTTGCAATGAGATCAGCTTACCATCAAGCCCTGACGAATCGTTTGTCTGTTGTTTATCATCTTTAAACTTAGTAAATTACTCTGATTTTATAGGAACTGATGCCGTTGAGTGTCTCGTCTATTTTCTAGACGCCGTTATGCAGGAATACATTGATAAGACATCTGGCATACCATTCATGGAGGCTTCTCATAATTTTGCTAAAAACCACAGAGCTTTAGGAATGGGCGTATTAGGCTGGCACTCTTGGTTACAAAAACAAAACATAGCGTTTGAAAGCATGGAGGCAAAGGCTCTAAACGCTAAAACCTTCAAGGTAATAAAAGACAAGGCAAATAAGGCTACCAAGAACCTAGCCAGTCTTCTTGGCGAGCCAAAACACCTAAAAGGTTACGGGGTTAGAAATGCCACCACTATGGCGATAGCCCCTACAACTAGCAGTTCATTCATTTTGGGGCAGGTGTCTCCATCAATAGAACCTCTAAACTCTAATTATTTTGTCAAAAACCTAGCAAAAGGTAAGTTTACATACAAAAACCCATATCTGGAGAAACTTTTAGAAAATAAAGGCAAAAACAACACGAAAACTTGGAAGTCAATACTGGTCAAAGGGGGGTCTGTTCAACACCTTGATTTCTTAACAGAAGACGAGAAAAATGTTTTCAAGACATTCGGGGAAATATCTCAGAAAGAAGTTGTAATACAGGCTTCTCAAAGACAAAAACACCTAGACCAAGGACAATCACTGAATTTAATGATTCCCCCGAAAGCCTCCCCAAAAGAGATAAACGAGCTTCTAATTTTTGGTTGGGAACAAGGGTTAAAAGGCTTCTATTATCAAAGAAGCGCAAACCCAAGCCAAGAACTTGCTAGATCTATAATGAATTGTGCTTCATGTGAAGGTTAAATTTCATTTTTTTCATTTTTAAGTGTAATATTTTCAAATGGACCTTGATTTTTCAAAGCAAATTAAAGAGCTTCTTGAGTCGAAGGCTGCTGGCAGACCCGGACCAAAAAGCGGAGCGCAAACCCCAGCGGAGCCACATGAAAGAAAAAAAGGTTCTGACAAGAATAAAGAAGGTAGCGCGGCCAACGAAAAAAGTTATTCAAAAATTACTTTTTCTGAAAAAGTAACCAACTCTTTAAAGGAAAAAGTTAGAAAACATAACGAAAAACACTCTAAAAAGGTCACCCTTGGGATGCTTAAAAAGGTTTACAGAAGAGGCGCTGGAGCCTTTTCTACTAGTCATAGGCCGGGTCAGACAAGAGGCTCTTGGGCTATGGCTAGGGTAAACATGTTTCTCAAAATGATGAGAGGAGGCAAGGTTAAAGAGTCTTACCGTAAAGCCGATCAAGATATCGCCAAAGCTTCCGATCAAGAAAACTCCTTAGCTAGTGTTGATTTTTGGGAATATGAGGACATTGAGTTAGATCTCGCGAGAATTGATTTAGTCAAGGCGGGTATAGATGTTTGGGATCAAGATCAAGAAGCTGAAGAGCTTGAATATTCTGAGGCTCAAAAAAAAACTCTGAATAAGCCCTTTCGCTTACCTAAAGGCTCAAATAAAAAATTTGGCGTTTACGTTAAAAACCCAAAAACAGGGAACGTGATAATGGTCAAGTTTGGAGATCCCAAAATGGAGATCAAAAGAGACGACCCAGCTAGAAGAAGAAACTTTCGCGCTAGACATAAGTGCGACCAAGCTAAAGACAAAACAACTCCACGTTACTGGAGCTGTAAATTCTGGACTAAAAAGCCAGTTAGCAAAATGACTTCTAGCGAGGCTGTTGAGTGGGATGATGAGGAGATTATCTCTGAGTGGGGATGGGATGAGTCCTCTTTTGCTGAACAAGAAGAGATATTCTCAGAAAACCCAGACTTAAAAGAAGTCAAACATATTGTTGAAGAAGACGAGCTATAGTATATAATCATGCGTTAGCATGTCTAATACTATAGCAGTATACTCTCTGTGGCGCGACAGCGAGCCGCATATTGACAGAACCCTCAAGCAATTTGAAGACCTAGAGTCTTTAGATTATGAGTTTGAGTATTATTTTTACGAAAACGACTCTGAGGACAACACGGCCAGTATTTTGATTGACTGGACATCTAGCAGAGAAGGAAATCTGCTAACAGAAAGAATTAATACTAAAAAATTCGGCAGAACAACGGACATGGAAAGAATGAAAACCATGTGCGATTTAAGAAACAGGTGTAGGAATTTGGTTTTAGGTTCCCAATCTAAATACACAGTCTTAATTGACTCAGATATTATTTTCAATAAAGAGAACCTATTAAAACACATAGAAACAATAGAGGGCTTGGATGATGCGGCAATGGTGACACCAAATATTAGGCAGAATATCCCAGATTTTGTTTATGGCCTAACAGAAGATTCTTATTATGATGTTTACCCTCTTTTTGACAGGTTTGGCTCTCAAGGCTTATACTGGACCGATTGCCCGTTACAAAACGGAATAGATAGAATGAATTGGTCTCTAGGAAAACCAATTAAATGTAACTCTGCTTTCGGTGGGTTTTCTTTAATTAAAACAGATATACTTAAAAAGGTAAAATGGTCAACAGATGGAGCATGTGACCATGTAAACTTCTGCAAGGAAGTCAATGAGTTCGGATCTATTTATATAGACCCTCTGAACAAAGTGTTTGCAAATATTGATTTAAGCAAATACAACCTGAAAGATTTTGAACATAGAGCAAAGATGCAATTAAATGGACAAGTCTAATATTAGCGTAATAATCCAAGGGCCGATTGACGAAAGAACCTATGAGTCGATAGATAGCTATTCTGACCAAGGTTTTGGAGAGATCATAGTATCCACTTGGGAGGACGAGGATTTGTCTCTTTTAGACAAAACAGATAAAGAATATATTTTAACGACTTCTGCTTATCCAAAACACTTAAAAAAAATTAACAATCAAGGCTCTAGGTTTTTTCAATCTTTTACCACTTGGAAGGGCTGTCTGTCTGCTAGCAAACAGTTTGTCCTTAGAACAAGGAGCGATGAACTTTACCCAGATCTTTCTAAGTTTGTAGAAAACTGGGCTAAATATCCAGAAAGAGTCCATACAACTAACAACAGCTTTTGGAAAAAACACAATCTTTGTTTCTCTTGTCACATGTTTGGCGGTTTAAAAGATGTTATAGAAAAGGGTTGTGCATTAGTGGTGTTACACTCTGAAAGAAAAATATATCCAAATTTAGAAATTGCTTACCCAGAGCAGTGTTTTGGTGTATTTTTTATGTTTGTTTTAGGACACAATGTTTTTGAATCAGACTGGAAAAAAATATTTTACGATAATATATTTATTACACCCTGTTCAGATTTGCCGGGTCATCTACATTCTGGACAGACTCTTACCTCGTTCAACTTTAAGAGAGTTCCTGATTATCCAAACAATAGAAAAGATTACAATGAGGATGTGAGTTCTTTTTATAGTGATATTGAGGAACTTATTTCTTGAGATAAAATTATAAAATACTAGTATCATACAATGAAAAAGACCTTTGTCATAGCAGAAATTGGTATCAACCACAATGGTGATTTGAACACAGCTAAGAGGTTGATTGACATCTCTGCGGCGGCTGGTTGTGACGCTGTTAAGTTTCAAAAAAGAAACCCAGATGTTTGTGTTCCTGAAAAACAAAAATCAGTTATCAGACAAACCCCTTGGGGTGAGATGACTTATTTAGATTATAAAAAGAAAATAGAGTTTGAGAAGGAAGAGTATGACCAGATAGATGCTCACTGTAAACAACATGGAATCTCTTGGAGTGCCTCGCCTTGGGATATAGACAGTTTAGATTTCTTGAAACAATACGACATACCTTTTATTAAAATCGCATCAGCATCTTTAACTAACCACTCTCTTTTAATAAAAGCATGTATGACCGGGAAAAAAGTAATCATCTCTACAGGTATGAGTTCCGAAAATGAGATTGATAGTGCTGTTCGTGTTTTGAAAGACAATCAACTAAAAGGACAGGACATAGCGATTCTTCATTGCAACTCTTCATACCCAGCACCGATTGAAGAGCTTAACCTTTCTTGCATTAAGACTTTAAAAGAAAAATACGGCTGCGAAGTTGGCTATAGCGGTCATGAGTTCAGACTTGGAACATCTGTGGCGGCTATTTACATGGGGGCGACAATTATAGAAAGACACGTTACTCTTGACAGAACAATGTGGGGTTCGGACCATATGGCATCTGTAGAGCCTCAAGGTTTATTTAAACTAGTTAGAGGCATCAGAGAGCTAGAAAAGGCATACGGTGACGGTCATATATCAGTCACAGAAACTGAGAAAAAAATCAGACAAAAATTAAGAAAGTCTTAAAGTGGAACTATATAGACAAGACATTTACAGAGGAGGTTGGTTTTCTTTTAACGCCACAAAAGAAGACTGGTCTTCTCACTATGCGGAAAAAATGTGGGACGCTTTTTTTGGTTCCGTTTTGTTAGATGAGGTTTACGGACCCAGAGAAATAACAGAGGAGCTTTTAATAACTAGGAATATACAATATTCCTCGATGAAAGACAGATCCGTTTTAGTTATAGGCGGTGGTCCTTCTTGCGAACTCTTAACGGACGATATTATAAACTCGTATGATTTTGTTTTCAGCTGTAATCATTTTTTTAAAAACAGTATAGTTAAAAAACATAAAGTTCACTTAGCATTAATAGGAGACGAGGTAGACTTAAGAGACCCAGAGTTTATCGAATATGTAAACAGGCATAATCCAATAATTGGATTTGAACACTCAGGAAGAAGGGACATACTTGAAACTTTATCTTTCAGGGAGAGCTATGAGTTAAACTTCTTATATTTAACTAGATATTTCTCTAGGCTTGGTTACGCGATTAGAGCATGTGTTCTAGCTAGGTTAATGGGGGCAAAAACTGTTGATTTCATTGGAGTCGATGGCTTTAAATCAAAAACAAAAATTCATGCATTTGAGGAGGATAAAAAAGCTCCTGTTTTTGATGACAAAGATAAATTTAAAAGCCAGATGGAAATTTTTTATAAATACATGCTGGAAGACCTAAAGATAGAGAAAGAAAACTTTAACAATCTATCAGACAACCACAAAGACAGTATTTACGGAGGTATTCTTGATAAGGTAAAAAATGAATTATGAAAACTGCTCTTTGTTATTCTGGTCAGATAGGAGCTTTCGATAAGGCTATCTCCTCTCAAAAAAAATCTTTTCTAAGTGATTGCGATGATATTTATGCTTACACATCAAATGTAATCAGCCACAAAACACATAAACACGTTTGGCACAAACCCTCCTCTAATGTTTATGAGTATTTAAAAGCTGGGGAGGGCTGGAGAAAAAACACGACAGATTATGGGGTTGTCTATAAAGTTGATAACAATTTAGTAAAAGATCAACTTTCTCCAGTCAAAGACAAGTTAAAAGACTTCCATATCATGGACGAATGTCTTGACGATACCCTTGAAGACTGGAACATGAGCAAATGGGAGTGGCTTAGGAAAAGGCAACTAAACAAGCTTTATCGTTGCAACGAAATGCTCAAAGACTCTGACACAGAATATGATATTGTGGTTAGATGTAGGTTTGAGTTTTCCCCGCACCTTTTAATTCCAATAAAACACATTTACTCAAAACACGGCGGCGAGAATGTTGTGTTCCTGTTTGGCGGCTGGAAGTGTGTCCCGCCGATGGTGTTTATGGACGAGTTTATATGTGATGGGTTTGCTTTTGGCTCTCCTCGGGTTATGGATGTTTTTAGCTCTTTATACCTCAGAAGTGAGCCATACCCATATAACCCAAAATACAAAGAGTGTTGGGAAAAATTTGGAGACAA